GAGTCACGCGCGTACTGCGCTTGCCAGAGGGCATCAATGGTAAGCCTACCAGCATCGTCGACGGCAAGCCTTGGCACTGTAAGGTGTGGGTCTGGCGACCTAACATACGGACAGCATGGAGCGAGCTCACACGCGCCTTCCACCTCATAGAGCACGTGAAGGTGTACGTGGAGCCGAACGACGGTGTAACACTCGAGCGAAAGCGTTGCTTTGAGCTCGTGCGTTACGCACTCAAACGACTCGGCCGCATCAAGCATGCCACCGGGTCAGGTTGGATGGACATCTCCTGTCCATGGATCGAGAGTCACACCGCACGCAGCAACACCGGCGCGGCGGTGGCACCTCCCATGAAAGCGAATGGCTACATGGGTGGCTTCAAGTGTCATCACGGGCACTGTGAGGCTAAGAATTGGGGCGACCTCGAGTCATGGGTCTCTGATGAAGTGATTAAGCAAGGGCAGCGGCGACGCGGACCCTTCTACGGAGAGAACACGTGACGAATCCTGCAGACGCGTTTAACGACAGAGCCAACGAACGTGAAGAGCGTGACCGGAACAAACCCAAAGGCGAACTGCCAGACATTGCGTCACCCGAGGTATTCGAACACCTCACAGCGGAGGGCACAGGCCTCCAAGACACAGACATCATGCGCGAATTTCATCAGAAGTACGCGCATTTATTTTGCATGGACGACGTGGGGAATGGGTCGGAGATATATCTGTACCGCAGTGATATGCGAATGTGGTCGAACTTCGAAGTGCGCGCACAGATACAGGCCTACGTGTCCACGATCGCGACAGAGTATGTCCGTGAGCTGATCGAGGTCCAGGCTGCACTCGTTGCGGCACAGGGTGATGAACGTGAGTTGTTGGGTCGCCGACAGACGGCGTTGATTAAGTTGATACAGCGGTGCGGACGCGGCAACACGATAAGCACCATCGCGACGCTTCTCTACAATCACCTGATGACGATTCATGTGCCGAAGCGCATTACGATGAATCCGAATCCGGCGGTGTTGAATTGTGCGAATGGTGTCGTGGACCTCAACACCGGCGAGTTGCGATGGCAGAGAGCATCGGACTATCTCACTGTTAGCACTGGCACGGTGTATGACCCTGATTCTGATTACTCGTGGTGGGAGAAGTCGGTGCGGGACATCTGCGATCGCAATGATGATCTCTACGAATTTCTTCACGCGTGGATGGGGTACAGCGCTACAGGACTGCGACGCGATCACGCGATCGTTGTCTTGTTCGGCACTGGTCGTAATGGCAAGAGCTTGTTGATTGACGCGATAGCCACGGCCCTCGGACAGTATTCATACAAGCTGCCGCGGGGCTTCCTCGAGACGAACAGAAATGGCTCGGACAACAACGAACAATATGGGCTGGCTGGATTGAATGGAGCGCGCTTCGCCTATGGGTCTGAAGCGTCTGAAGGTGCTGAGCTCAAGGCGGAGATGGTGAAGGCCATCACAGGGGACAAGAATATCACAGCGCGCCATCTGCGCCAGGACTTTAAGACGTTCGCCATCACGCATAAGATCACGCTAGCGACGAACTACAAGCCAAAGGTGCAGGCAGACGACGACGCAGTCTTTGCCCGTCTGAAGTTGTTCCCCTGCCAGGTGCGGTTCGGTCCAGAGGACGAGGTGGACATTGGCGAGGCTAAGTACGTGTGGAATCAGAAGCTGATGGAGAAGTGCTCGACAGTAGAAGGTCGATCAGCAGTGTTGCGCTGGCTTGTGGATGGAGCGCGGAAGTATTTGAAGGCTGGTGAGCTCAAGACGCCAATGACCATCAAGCATCAGCTCGCGCTACACCGCAAGAACATGGATGCGTTCGGAGCCTTCCTCAACGAGTGCACAGAGTACATTGAGAAGTACGATACGGACAAGCTCGAGTCGCTGTGCGGTTCCGGTGGAGCACCCGAAAAGCGTGAGGCATGGAAGGCGATGACAGGCATACAGCGCTGTGAGGTTGAGCGCACGATGTTTTATCAAATGTATCAGCGCTGGTGTAAGTCCATGGGCATTGATCGTTCGAAAGATCAGCTGAAGTTCAACCAATACTTGGAAGGTGCGATGCGCATATGGGTGGACCCACTCGGTGAAGAGTTAAAGATGGCTCCAATGCGGCTCACGACGACAAAGCCGACGCGCTGGCGCTGGGTGAAATTGTCCTATCGTGGGCTCCAGCTCTACGACGAAGTGAGAGGCAACACCGAGTATGACGACAGTCGGCGTATGTGAAAGAGGACCAAAGTTGGATATTCGCCTGGGACCATAAACCCGAAAACACCGTTATTTAGTGTTTTGCCTGTTAGGCCCCTACACACACACACTAAGGGGCTTATAGGGGAAAACGGTGGAAAGTGGTGTTTATGGGTTTTCGGTGTTTGGACGTGGGGATTGTGTTCGTGAGGTACAAGCATTGCGGTGTTGCCGTTGGACATTGCGCGATTTGACAGCCGGCGTTTTGGCCTATACTTTCCGCTGTGCCACTTAAACAGTGTTCTACAGTGTATCGACCATGAGTGACGACAATGAAGTTGAGGACCGCTCGCCAGGCTGGAACTTCCGTGGACAGAAGCTCGAGAACTCCGGTCGCAAGAAGGGCGTGCAGAACAAAGTGACGAAAGAGTTCAAGGCCATCGTGCAGGACCTAATCGACGAGAATCAGGACAACGTGAAGTTGTGGCTGTCTCGCGTGGCTAACGGTGTGCCTGGCGAGTACCAGACGAACCCAGAAGGCCAGCGCGAGACGATTCGATATCCTGTCGTCGCGGACCCTGCGCGTGCTGTGGACCTCATCAGCAAGCTGGCAGAGTACGTGGCACCGAAGCTCACGCGCACAGAGGTCACAGGCCCAGGCGGACAAGCGCTAACGCCTCCGGTGTTGACGGTACACATCGAGGGCAAGCCTAGTGACGATGAATCCAAGTCCTGACCTCGGGACAATTCTTCGTCTTCAGTATAAGCAGGGACTCGCGTTCCTGTCCAAGGCGACCGAGCTCTTGTATGGAGGAGCAGCAGGTGGAGGCAAGAGCCACTTGATGCGCGTCGCAGCAATCGCATGGTGCGTCTTGATACCTGGTTTGCAGGTCTACATCTTCCGACGCACGTTCCCCGACCTCAACAAGAATCACATGGAGGGACCGACGTCGTTCCCTGTCCTGCTCGGGATGTGGATCGTCTTCAAGTGGTGCAAGATCAACTACGGGCTGGGACAGATACGCTTCTACAACGGCTCTGTGATCCACCTCTGTCACTGCCAATACGAGCATGACATCTACAACTATCAAGGTGCTGAGATTCATGTGCTGCTTATCGATGAGATCACGCACTGGACCGAGCAGATGTATACGTACCTCCGAGGCCGTGTCCGCATGGTGGGTCTTGCGATCCCTGCCGCATATCTTGGGCTCTTCCCGCGCGTGCTCGTCTCCGGCAATCCTGGCGGCATTGGGCATAATTGGGTCAAGGCTTCATTCATCGACAACACTGCGCCGTTCGCACTACGCGAGATGCCGGAGGAAGAAGGCGGTCTAGTGCGCTCGTTCATACCTGCAAGGCTCGCGGACAATCCAGCCTTGATGAAGGCTGACCCGAAGTACCGCTCGCGCCTGGCGGGCCTTGGCAACCCTGCGCTAGTGCGTGCCATGCTAGAGGGCGATTGGGACATCGTAGCAGGCGGTATGTTCGACGACGTCTGGCGCAGGGACATTCACATCCTCGAGCCCTTCGCGATTCCCCCATCGTGGGGCATCGATCGCTCATTCGATTGGGGCTCCTCGAAGCCCTTCAGCATCGGCTGGTGGGCCGAGAGCGACGGGACAGAATGCTATCTCGGGAACGGCAAGCGCTGGTCCTTTCCTCGAGGCACGTTGTTCCGCATCCACGAGTGGTATGGCTGGAACGGCAAGCCTAATCAAGGGCTCAAGCTGTCGGACAGAACCATCGCCGCGGGCATCATCGAGAGGCAGAAAGAGTGGGCCATCCACATGCGTTGCACGCCAGGTCCGGCGGACAGCAGCATCTTCGACGAGATCAACGGCGACAGCCCTGGCAAGCAGCAGGCTGCGCTCGGCGTGTACTGGACGAAGGCGGACAAGACGCCAGGCTCGCGCATGAGGCGCTGGTCCCTGATGCGTGGACGCCTGGCCGCGTCGCTCAAGCCTCGCATGGAGGAGGCAGGTCTGTTCGTCTTCAACACTTGTCCGCAGTTCGTCCGCACCATACCCGTGCTGCCGCGGGACGAGAAGAAGCCGGACGACATCGACACGGACGCAGAGGATCACGTCGCAGACGAGGCAGGCTACCGCTTGCTGAAGGAAGCCACCGATGCGATGACGATAAGCATGGGCTTCAGCACCAATGGTTGATCAAGGAGAACAGCATGTTATCTTCCGAGCAGCGAACGCTATTCACAGAGTGCAAAGAGTTCATGACCACTGTGCCAGAGGGCTCATGGGGAGGACGTCCCGAGTGGCGCAGCGTTCTTCTGCAGCGCATCGACTCGACACTGATCGCGGACGACCAGCAGCAGGAGATGCTCGGCGGCATCCGAGGCGCGCTCACACGCTGGCTTAGCAAGGGCAAAGCACCATGAGCGCACCGACAGACATCACGACGGACGTCTCGTTCAATCGTGTCCCGCAGCCCGTTCGCGAACGCTGGTCTGTCGTGCGCGACGTCGTGTCCGGCGACAATGCGCTGCGAGGCGACACCTATCTGCCGATGCTGAACTCTGTAGACACCAGCGTCGAGAACGTGTCGCGCAACAAGGCCTACCGCAGCAGAGCGGTCTGGTACCCTGCCACGCAGTTCACACTCGAGGGACTGGTCGGCCTGGCCTTCCATCGTGACCCTGTGACTGAGCTCCCTACTGAGCTCGAATATCTACTCGAAGATTGTGATGGCCTCGGCGTGTCGCTCTACCAGCAATCACAAGCGGTGTTGAGCAACAACCTCGCAGTCGGACGACATGGGCTCTTCGTGGATTGGTCCGAGGCACTCGGGCACCCTGTCGTGAAGGCCTATCACGCCGAGTCCATCATCAACTGGCGCTACCAGATCGTGGACGGCAAAGCGACGCTGTCCATGGTCGTCCTCGAGGAAGAAGCCGAAGAAGAGGATGGCGAGTGGGGCATCATACTCGTCAAGCAGTGGCGCGAGATCAAGCTCAACGACGCTGGCAATGTGGAGGTGCGTCTGTGGCGCGAGGACACTGGCGTGACGAAGACGAAGAGACTTGTGTCCCTTGGCGTAGTGCAGAACGCAGCCACGGGCGAGGAGGCACAGATCGAGGCTGTAGAGCTGCGCAGCCGCGGTGCGGTGTTGACCGAGATACCATTCGCGTTCATCGGCAGCAACAACAACGACGCTGGTATCGACCCGGCTCCGCTGTATGGACTCGCGCAACTTAATCTTGCTCACTTCCGCAATTCTGCTGACTACGAGGATAGCGTGTTCTTCTGCGGACAGGTGCAACCCTGGATTAGCGGACTCACAGAGCAGTGGCGCGACTTCATGCAGAACCCCTACGTGCTGGACGCTACTGGAGAGCGAAGGTACACCGGACAGAAGATGTATATCGGCTCACGCAGCCCCCTATTGCTGCCGCAGGGCGCAGCATTCGGAATGGCGCAGGCCCAGCCCAACTCCCTAGCCAAAGAGGCCATGGAGCACAAGGAAGCGCAGATGGTGGCTGTCGGCGCGCGCATGATCGAGGCGACGAAGGTCAACAAGACAGCAACGGGCGAGAACAACGACCGCGAGGCGACGACGTCGGTCCTGTCCCTGTGCGTCGTGAACGTGTCCGAGGCTTATCAGAGGGTCATCGGCTACTGCGCACGCTACCTGGACATGAAAGAGACGGACTATGCCGACGCGTTTAAGATACAGCAAGACTTCGTCCAGCTACAGGCGAATCCGCAACTCATGGCTGAACTCACAAAGAGCTGGCAGAGTGGATTACTGGCTAAGAATGATGTGCGTGATTTCTTCCGTCGTCTTGGCCTCATTGCTACTGAGCGAAGCAATGAAGATATCGACAAAGACGTCGAGCAAGAAGAACCACTCGGGACAATGGGCCTGCCAGCGCCAGGACTCCCAGGAGTGACGCCACCTGCACTCGCAGCGACAGCCGCGGCAGCTGCAGCAGGCAACGGTGCGAAGCCGATCCAGATAGCAGCACCGCCGCCACCGGACAGACGTGCTAAGGCGAGGCCGCGCTGATGGCGGAGTCGATCAACACCGCGTTGCGTGATGGCCAGATCGACCATGCCGTGAACCTGCGCAACTACTCGGACAGCGTAGTGCGTCGCATGATCGGCATCCTCAACCGCGCGGACGCTGGGCTGTTCTCCGAGCTTGTCCAGAAGCTCGAGTACATGACACCGGAGCGCTTCACCATCAAGCGCCTCGAGGTGATGCTCGAGAGTGTGCGCGAGCTCAATCACGCCGCGTACGCCTCGCTGAACGAGTCGCTGCGTGCGGAGATCAAGGGGCTCACCAGCCTCGAGCTAGAGTTCCAAGAAGGCATGCTCGCGCAGAATATGCCTCCGTCTATCGACATCGCGCGAGTGGACATCAATCAGGTCTACGCTGGTGCTATGTCCCGACCCTTCCAGGGCGCGCTGCTGTCCGAGTTTCTTGCGGACCAGGAGGAGAGCAAGGCGCGCATCATACGGCGGACCATAGCGGACGGGTACGTGCAGAACAAGACGACAGACGTGATCGTCCGGGAGCTGCGCGGGACAAAAGAGATGAAGTACCGCGACGGTGCACTCGAGGTGACACGACGCGAGGCCGCGGCTGTCGTGCGCACGGCGCTGTCTCACACGGCGCAGTTCGCCAAGGACAAGTTCACCGAGGAGAACTCGGACCTCATCGGCAATCTGCAGTGGCTGTCGACGCTAGATGCACGCACGACGCCCGAGTGCCAGGTTCGAGATGGCAAGCTCTACACGCGCACGCACAAGCCCATCGACCATGAATACCCGTGGGGCGCTGGCCCAGGTCGGTTGCACTGGCAGTGCCGCTCGACCTACGTGCCTCTGACGAAGTCGTGGAAGTCGCTCGGTGTCGACATCGAGGAATTCGACATCGGTACCCGTGCCAGCATGGACGGGCAGGTACCTGGGAAGATTGATTACGAGGACTGGCTCAAGAAGCAGACGCCAGCCCGACAAGTTCAGGTGCTGGGAGCCACTCGGGCTAAGCTCTTCACCGAAGGCGGTCTAACCTTCGAGGAGCTGCGCAACGCGCGAGGTGAGGACTTGACCTTGGATGAGCTGCGCAAACGCTATGGTGAAGCGTTTAAGCGGTCTGGTGCATGATTTAACAGGAGAGCAACATGGAGATGATGAACCGAGCCATCGAAGATGCCAGCGACTTTAAGGCAATGAAGGAGAAGCTGATGGCGTCAATACCGACGCGCGAGGAGTTCGAGGCGGCGAAGCTCGCAGCCGCGGATGGGAAGCAAGAGCACGCAGACCGACGGATCGCAGAGCTCATGGGGCAGAAGCGACCTGGCGAGAACCGTGAAGAGTACCGTAAGCGGATCTATGGAGGTGCATGATGCCAATTTCCCTCGCGTTCCTGATCGCAGCCATCGTGCTGTTCGTGCTGGCAGCCGTAGGCGTTGGCACTGGTCGCTTCAACCTCACCGCGGCGGGCCTGGCGTGCCTCGTGGCGGCGCAGCTTGTCGGCAGGGTCCCGTAATGCCACTGCAGAAGGGGAAGTCGAAGAAGGCCTTCGTGGCCAATGTGCGGCACTCGTACAAGAAGGGCAAGCCGCTGAAGCAAGCCCTTGCCATTGCCTACGCCGTGCAGCGAGGCAAGAAGGGCAAGGGCCGGAAGCGCTAGTCTTGCGGGAGGTCGGTGCTGTAGGGTGACAGCTTGAGCGCCAGGTCGTTGGCCAGCTTGTCCTCGTGCGGCACAAGCGTGTTTGCCGAGTAGCTGCACAGTGCGCACAGGATGCGCGTGAGCTCGCGTTGCGTGATGGTGATTTGAACGAGTTCGGTGGGGATGTAGGTCATCGCTTATTCTACCATAGCGTGGACTTCGATCACACTCCAACCGAACGACAGCCAGCGGCCTTCGGTCGGCTGCCAGAAGCGATTGTCGCGTGCCAGGGCGACCAGCGTAACGCAGCGGGTCGACCGCAGGTGCTCGGGCTGGCGCAGCATCATGTCGGCGTCCTCGCCCGTGCGCGGGAAGCAGCGATCGTAGCGCAGCATGTCGAGGGGGAACTCGCCCCTCCCCTCCACTGTGAATCGGATGTCGGCTTTCTTCATGGCTTGACCTTTGGCGTTGTGATAAAGAGGACGAGGCTCATCACGGACACGAGGTACGTGACGGCTGCTGCAGTGAGAATCTCCAGCAGGTCCATGATTACTGCACCTTCGGGCGGTTGATGACGGTCTGCGCAACACCGTTGTACGCCGTGTGCTCTTTGACCGTTGCCTTGACGGTGACGGTGTCGCCCACTTCGCCGAGCTCGGAGGTGCCCTTGTAAATGAACGCATTGCCGTTCGCATCGGTGCAAGTGTGGAAGTACGAGGTGCCATACATCCCCTCATGTTCCATGATGCGGTTGATGGTGAGCACGAAGACCTCGCGCTGGCCGACGGTGCTCACATGGTGGCCCGAGGTGGCTGGCGCGTTGCGTGCTGCCAGGCGCTCGGCCTGGCGAGCCTGGGCCTTGGCCACCATGCTGCGAGCTGCTGCCATCTGGCCGATGGACAGCCCGCCGCGGCTGTCGTAGGACTCGCTCAGCGACTTCGCGAACTCGGACCACGAAGCGGCCGACTGGAGGAACGAGACGACTTCGAAGTGGTCGGGGTTCGCCGCTTCGAACTTCGCGCGGGTTGCGCGGCGGATCTTGTTGCGGACTGCGTTGTCGTAGGAGTATTCGTCGTGAACGTAGGACATGAGGTGCTTTCTGTTGGTGAGGAGTTGAGTTTACTTGATTTCGGCGAACAAGCCGAAGAAACGGGTTGCGTTGTCGGAAGATTTTTCGCCGTTCGCGAACTTGTACGTGATCATGTCCTTGCCGGTGATCGGGCACTTGTATGCGGCGAACTTGACGACCGTCGCGGGGAACGCGACGTGAGCTGCTTTGCGTGTGAACTTCATTTTGCTGCTTTCTGTTGGGGTCTGACGCTAGTATACACCAGATTATGCGGCGAGGGGCAGGACGCTACGACCGGAAGCGTCAAATTCGCTGCCATAAGAACGAGACACCTTACGGGACTCGAGGAACCTGGCACCGGCTGAGTGGGCGTGGAACCCTGCTTCCACAGCAGCGGCCACGAACTCTGCCTTCGTTACATCTTCGTTGATGGCGGCGACGTAGCGGAGCTTAGCAGCCTGGGAAGGCAGCTCGCCCTCGTCGTCGTCCATAGCGAAGGCGAAGTCGTCTGCCAGGTGGGCGGCGATTGCCTGGGAGCGGGTAACTGTGTTCATGCCGCAAGTATACCAGAACAAATTCACCCTGCGCCAGGCATTCCCTCCGAATCCTGAAGGCTATTGACGAGCAGCTACGGTTGTGTTAAGAAATAAACTTGGAAATTCATCCCAGCCTGGCGTATTGTTGCGGGGGCTCCCTCCCTCCCAACTCAACTACACAGGACATCACATGCTCAAGAAAACAGTTGCCGTGATTACAGCAAGCCTGCTAGCGTTCTCGGCGCTCGCCGCGAACGTCCACTTCAAGCAGAACCGCAATCCGACTCTCGTGGACAACGGGCTGTCGATCACAGCGGCTGGCTCGCTGGCAGGGCTTGGCGAGGGCGACGTTGTTGTTCATCTCACAGCGTCCGGCACCATCACAGCAACGTGCACGAACCCCAGCGGTCAGAATCAGCCTCCCGGACAAACGCCGCAGCCGGTGACGCTCTCGGGCACAGTGGCGATCCCAGACGAACAATTTAAGAACGGCAACGTCGGCTTCAGTGTGACGACATCGC